GAGTCCGCACAGCACAAGCCCTGCGGGCTTTTTTGTGTCTGTCGTTGTCCGAGTACATCCGGCTAAATCCAGAGAAAATTGGTACACGTTTAGGTACACGCTATAATGTGGTTCATTAAATGTGTACCAATTATGGAAGGGAGCCAGACATGGCGCGCATCACACGCCCCCTCACTAACAACGAAATCCTTAAAGCCAAACCTCGGGAAAAAGACTACACCCTTCATGATGGTGATGGCCTGTTCTTACTCGTCAAAGCCTCCGGAAAAAAACTCTGGCGCTTCCGTTATCAACGACCGGGAAGCAGCAGCCGCACAAATTTGAGTCTCGGCTCATACCCTGCCCTTGCACTCGCAGCAGCTCGTCAGATACGCGACCAGCACTTAACCACGCTCGCGCAGGGCATGGATCCGCAACAGAAACAGGAACAAGCGTCAGAACAACGCCAAATTGAGTTAGACAGCATTTTTTCAACCGTGGCTGCTAACTGGTTCCAAATAAAAAGCAGAAGTGTCACAGAGGATTATGCAAAGGATATTTGGCGTTCTTTAGATAAAGACGTGTTCCCGGCAATCGGTGCGATTCCCGTTCAGCAGATAAAGGCCAGAACGATTGTTGAAGCACTTGAGCCAATCAAAGCACGAGGGGCACTGGAGACAGTTCGTCGTCTAGTACAGCGCATTAACGAAATAATGATTTATGCGGTTAACACTGGTCTAATTGATGCAAACCCGGCATCAGGTGTCGGAATGGCATTCGAGAAACCTAAAAAGCAAAATATGCCGACACTACGGCCAGAAGAATTGCCGAAGCTAATGCGCTCTTTGATTATGTCGAATCTCTCTGTATCGACTCGCTGCCTAATTGAATGGCAACTCTTGACGCTCGTTCGCCCTTCTGAGGCTTCTGGTGCAAGATGGGAAGAGATCGACCTCAACGCAAAGCTCTGGACGATTCCAGCTGAACGGATGAAGGCAAAACGCGAACACATTGTACCGTTATCCCCCCAGGCAATAGAGATTCTGGAAGTCATGAAGCCAATCAGTGCTCACCGAGAATACGTTTTTCCGAGTAGAAATGATCCCAAAATGCCAATGAATAGCCAGACTGCGAATGCAGCTTTGAAACGTATTGGTTATAGTGGAAAATTAGTTGCTCATGGTTTACGTTCTATTGCAAGTACAGCAATGAATGAAGCTGGGTTAAATGCAGATGTGATAGAAGCTGCTCTAGCACATACTGACAAGAATGAGGTTCGTAAAGCTTATAACCGCTCAATCTATTTAGATGCGAGAATAGAATTAATGAATTGGTGGGGGCAAGCTGTCCACCAACAATACAAATAAGGATTGAATATGCAACCTGTAACTTTAGATGGAATGATCGCAGCATCACTTCCTTGGGCTAAAGAAGTCATCAAGAATAAAATAATCCCAATAATTTCATCACGAGTTAAAGATTATTTAGATGATGTTAGAGCCGCGAGATTTCTAAATGACAGCATGGAAAAATTCCTTTCTCGTGTCGGAGGACAATGTTCTTTAGTAAACACATTAGCTTTCCAAAACACCCCCGTTGAACTAAAAAAAATATATGAACCAATTTCTGTATACCATGACAACGAGCAATCAAACTATGAGTGTTTGATTAATAACAAGATTGACATCTTAAATTCTTATAATCATATATTAATAACTGACTCCGCAGGTATGGGGAAGTCAACTTTAATGAAGCGAATTGCATTATATTGCATAGAAGAAACGAATCACATACCAATTTATCTGGAGCTTCGTCGCATACAAGATTATAGCATTGCTGAACAAGTAAAGAATCAACTAGGTTTAGGTAAAAACATTTCCAATGCATGCCTTAAAGAAATTCCATTTATTTACTTATTCGATGGCATTGATGAAATACCTCAAGGGATTAAATCCTCCGTAGTCAACTCTTTGCGTGAGTTTGCAGATGATTTTTCAGAAAGCAAAATAATTATAACTTCCAGACATGATAGCTTCCTCTCTGAGCTGTATGGATTCTCAAGGTTCAAAATAAAACCATTAGATTCTTATCAAGCGTATGATTTACTTAGACGTTACGATAACACTGGAAATATTTCGTCAAAGTTAATCAAAGGTCTTCGTTTAGAAGAAGGAAGAAACTTCGATGATTTTCTTTCAACTCCACTATATGTTTCTTTATTATTTTGCGCATATAAATTCAAACCAATAATACCACGTAAAAAAGAATTGTTTTACAGCCAAGTATTTGATGCTTTATTTGAATCTCATGACCTAACAAAAGAGCTTGGTTACGTCAGGGAAAAACATTCTAAGCTTGATTCAACTGACTTCCATCAGATTCTGCGAAGATTAGGATTTTGGTGTTTAAAGGAGGGTGGAAGGATTGAGTTCACTAAAGATGATCTTCAAATAATCATTAAAGAAATTGCATCTAAAATACCAGGGTTGACTATATCTGCATCATTATTCATAAAAGATCTTATCGAAACCGTACCGTTATTTGTCAAGGAAGGTGCAATAATTCGCTGGTCACATAAGTCACTTATGGAATATTTCGCAGCCATGTTTATATGTAGGGACACTAAAGAAAGACAGCGAGGAATATTAAGAACGCTTTATAAAAACGATGAGTCTATAAGACATAAAAACCTTTTTGAATTATGTGCGGATATTGATTATTCGACCTTCCGTTCGAGTGTTATAAAGAACCTTTTAGAAGATTATGTCCACTTATATGAAAAAATCAGCTAACGATCGATAGCAAGCACCCCAAAAGAAGTCATTTCTAAAGTTGAACTTCTATTTCCAGGTCGCTCACTAATTTATATCTTCTCTAAGGGAGAAGAAAACAAAACCCTTTCCAAACTAATAAATGGAGACTTCAGAGAGTTTAAAGAGCTTAATACAAAAGATGGTTACTTAAACACTACATTTGCAGATATAGGTAATGCATGGGTAGTAATTGCACGTAATGAAACAATAATCTCTCATGTATTAAGCATACTAAAAGTAAAAAATCCAGAATATTTCCACAGTAATCATAGATTAACAAGTGATGATACGAATCTTACATTGGAGGTTCGTCGCGCTATAAGACATGATGATGAAGTAAAGATTGACGTAAATTTTGAAAACATCCTAAACTGCGATGAAAAAACCAATCTTAACTTAATTTCAGGAATTTTGACTTTTGATAAAACACCTCAATTAAAATATAGAAAAGCTCTTGCTGAACTTGACAAAATAAACTTTGATGACAGCAATGGAATAAATCAACTTTTGGAAGGGTTCTAATTCATTTAAAAAATCATTGAGGCCAAGTACATATGGCCTCAATACCCTCACTCATATTTAAGCTCACCAAAAAGACCAATCATCAAATCGTCTTCAAGTACATGGAATGGTAATTCAACATACTCACTGGGATGTCGTGGCTTAGCCTTTCCGTCATGAGGAGCATTTTTCGTATGCCCTTGGACTTTTTCACCATTTACTTTTATATATGGGAAAACAACGATTCTCCCATGATTTTTCGATATAATAGTTCCTTCGTGCCAGATACTTTCACCGCTTTTAAGTGAATCACTACTATTAGTCGCTTTAATAACCCATCCAACATTGCCAGTTTCTTCATACCAAAATACATACCCACCCGCCATTAATACCTTATGGCCCTTTGCATGAGCATCTGCAAGCATCCTTTTTACACTGGAAAGCTGTAATAGTTCATTTGCACGTGGTAATAACCGTATTCTAATTTCTGACTTTACTCTGCCCCAGTGATCTCGACCTGAAAATCCAAACGCTCTTGATATCTTCTCTCTAAATGCAACTTTAGTGGTCTGTTCATTGTAATAGAGATACCTACCCCAATCTCCGTTTGCATGTTTTCCAATAACCATTCTATTTTCTTTCAAATGAGCAATTTCAATCAGCGGGTTAATATTAATCTCTTGTAGCAGTTCATCCTTGATAGATATACTAGCGCGTTGATAAGCATTTAATTTTAAAATCACTTCATCTTCTTTGGGTCTTGACAGTGATGAAGTAATATTTAAAGCTTCAGAAAGCATTAATTTTTCTTCATTTTGAAGCCTTTGCCTAGAGATTATTGCTTTTTCAGCCTTTAAAAAATACGAATCTTTGACCTCTTGACTGATTTCAAGCTCACTAATTCTTTCCTTTATGAAATTATTTATTACCCCAGCAGCATTCAATGCTTCTTCATAAGTATTAAACACCAATCCATAATCAAACTGTTCAAGTATCTCTTTCCTTCTTTTCCATTTAAAGGGCTCCTTATATTCGCTGATGTACTCATGCAGAATCCAATCACTATTTATATATCTCGGATATGGATGAACGGCTATGACCAAACCGTGGGGGTATTCTTTATTACGCATGTTCTAATCCCTCAACGTTATGCTTTGATTTCGAACCAGCTTAATTTATCTGTATACCAAGCGTCATAAGCCTACATCATTTGTGATTGTAAGATCATCAATTTCTAATAATGCTTTTAATGTTAGCGCGCAATGCTCTCCCCGCCCCGCCTGCCCGCTTAAGGGGACGCTTTTAATGCAGGTGCATGAACGGCCTCAGGGCTCGCCAGTGCTGGCGCTGGCGGGGGATTCAGTGTCGGTAAAACGCATGCAAAACCATGCACCTTATGCATGCATGGCTTTTATACGTAAAAATGGCGGGATTTTCTGGGATTTTTAAGCGGACTACCGCACGGCCAGTTCTGCACGGTGGCGGATGTAATTCAGGTTCTGTGCGGGCGTGAATTTTTCACGACTATCATCGCGCGAAGCCGCGTCAGGCCTGAATCCGATGGCCGTTAAAATGTCATTATCCTGCGCCGAATAATTAATTTTTTCACCGGCGACCAGCCAGAGCTGTAGCGCCTCACGCAGATAGTCGAGTGAGTGCTGCATGGCGCAGCGCTGAACGGCGGAGTGTTGCCCGGAATAATTCATCAGCTCCGGGGCAAGGGCGGCGGCCAGCTCCGCGCCGTGCGCCTGCATAAAATCATTTAATCGGTCGCGGATGCTGATGCGCTGCACCTCCTCATGCGAACGGATATAGCGACCGGCAGCCTGATTAATTTCCCACTTTTTCACGTCGATAATCTCGCGCAGCGTTTGCAGGCTCCGGCCGCTACCGGCAAGCTGTTCGCGGTATGTCTGCTCGGCCTGCGTCAGTTCTTCCCTGCGTTGCAGCCAGGCGGATTTGTTTGCCTGACAGACCTCAAAGGCTTTCTGTAGCGTCAGTGTGGTCACGTATGTTTCTCCTGATAACTGGCCGTGCTTACGCACCGGCACGGTTAACAATGGCCGCCGGTGCGGGTAGCGGGATAACCGGCTCTGTCACCGGTGAACGAATAACCCCGTCGATGGATTCAAGCGTGCGGAACGTGGCCGAGCACTCGATGTTCATGCACTGGTGATAGCGCTGTTTGACGTTATCGGACAGATAACGACTGGTGCGGGAATGCGCGCTGGTTTTGCAGAACGGACAGTGAAACATGCTTACTCCTCCGCTTCTGTCTCGCCATTTTCAGCCAGTTTTCTGGCGAGCATCATTCTCTTCGCAGGGCTGCGTAACAGCTCCGTATCAACGTCAGTAATCTGCGGCCGGTGCATGCCCGTCACGGACAACACCGGCTCCTGCGTCATGTCGAAGTGATACAGGCTGCCCTGACGGCTCAGCGCATCGCGCAGCTCGCCGGTGGCCACGGACTGAGGAGCGCTTTCTCCCTTCATTTCGAGGGCACGAACACGCAGCAGGAAAGCGCGGATAAGGGCAACAGGAACCGCATTGACAGCCTGAGCCCATTCAGCACCGGCGTAAGCGGTAAAGGCATCGTCATGCGCTGAAAGGTATTTATTTCCGGTGGAGCAGGCATTCAGCATTGCGCGTGTCCGGTCGGTCTCCAGCTCCGCAATCAGGTCGGTGAACTCGTCGGCCAGCTCGCGGCTGGCGATACGCCTGCTGTGCTCAGCTTTCATTTCAGGGGTAAGACTGCCGCGCAGGGTGCGAAAGCGGCTGCGCCAGTCCTGCTCCGCCTCTGCGCTCTCATCGAGGGCGGTCTGCCGCTCCTGCTTACAGCGTTCAATGGACGTATCAATCTCTTTGAGTACCTGCATGCTGGTCGCGTGGGTGTCTCTGGCCGTAGTGAATGCGCTCAGCTTGTCGGTGATGCGTTGGCTGTTCTCTGTGTACTGCTGAGCGGCAACGTCTTGCAGGGCGGTAATGACTGTTTCGGGTTTCATGTTCAGGCTCTCCGTTTATTCAACCTGAAATGATTCTGCCCTTCATCACACAACATCTCGATTCATTGCAGTTGTGGCAGTTCTGGCACAAACAGCACTTAAAACCCGGCTTGCCAGAGAAAGGTCTCAGCTAAACCTCACTCACCGTTTGTTTTTTTACTTATAACTGTTCACCACTGTTCACCTTAAATAAAAATATAAGAAATACAGTAAGATAAAGGGTGAACAGTTGAGGGCATGACTGTTCACCGTCTGTTCACCACTGTTCACCTTTCTGATTTAAGAGATTTTCACTCTTAATTTTTTTTTTGATAAAAATCTCTAAATCAACCACTTTTAGTTCTATTTTATTGTGCGAGGATGTGCCAGAACATGTTCAGGATGTGCCAGAACATTGCCATCGATTGTCACTGTATAAAAAACAGTCTGTTGTGTGGTGTAACACTACAAAATGACTTGTTGCCCTGAGGGAAAATATTCACAAAATAGAGGGCCACCCGAGGCCGGACGGACACGACCGGCACTGTATGGACATTATGAGGTAGCCCGATGCAAACCGCTTTTTCTTCCCCGTCTTCTGCCCCTGCCGCGCCACTGATGCCGGTTTCTGATGCCGTTCAGGAGCGCTTTATCCGCCTGCCCGAAGTGATGCATCTGTGTGGCCTGTCCCGGTCAACCATTTACGACCTCATCAGCCGGGAAGCCTTCCCGAAACAAATCAGCCTGGGCGGTAAAAACGTGGCGTGGGCGCAGTCTGAAATCACGGCATGGATGGCAGATCGCATTGCCGAACGCAACCGGGACTATGACGCATGATGATGACCGTTCAGCAAACCACCCCTTTTTCTGGCTTGCTTCCTGTCGCCGTTTCCAGGTATAGTTTTCCCGCTGTCGCAAAATCGACAGCCGGGCGTGAGAACCCGAGTTACTTCAAGGCGACACCAGACGCGCCATGCGTCTTTTTTTGTGTCTATGCCTATGTGCACCTGTTGTTTACGCATCGGTTCTTTAGCCGTTGCTGTATCCGCGTAATGGTGGCTCAGGCGGGGCAGCCTTCGGGCTGGCCGGTTCCCTTGAAGGCCGGTTTCTCACCCCCGTCTGGGCTACCACCCGAGCGTGAGAACTCCGGTGGTAGCGATAACCGCTACTTCAAGGAGGTTGCCCTTATGGCTACGACCCTCACCCCGTCACACCCGCAGTTTGTCTTTGTGTTTGCCGCCGTTCGTCGCGCAGACCGTAAACCCCGTATTTGTATGCTCCGCATCGTTGCCGGTGATGAACACGCCGCACGCCTGTCCCTCGTTCGCGACTACGTTCTGTCGTTCGCTGGCCGCCTGCCGGTTGCGGAGGTGCGTGCATGAGACACACCACCATCAGCGCCCGTGACCTCGAATGCCTTGAGCACATGCGCAACGTCGGCCAGCTCGTCAACGAGCTGATGCAGGTGCAGGACTGCGCGACCGTTCGTCGTGACCCGGCGCAGCAGTCACAGCTCACTTCCGTGATTTACCTCATGACCGCCCAGCTCGACGGCGTGGTAGAGCGCTGCAATCAGCGCTGGCTGACCGGGGAGGGCAACGTATGAAAAAGCCATTACCGCCCGTATTACGCGCCGCGCTGTATCGTCGCGCTGTCGCCTGTGCGTGGCTGACAGTCTGCGAACGTCAGCACCGCTACCCGCACCTCACCCTCGACGCACTGGAAAGCGCCATTGCCGCCGAGCTGGAGGGCTTCTACCTGCGCCAGCACGGCGAGGAAAAAGGCCGCCAGATTGCCTGTGCACTGCTTGAAGATTTAATGGAAGCCGAACCACTCAAAGCCGCGCCGTCGCTGTCCTTTCTCGGGCTGGCCGTGATGGATGAACTCTGCGCCCGTTACATGCAATCGCCTGTTGTGCACTGAGGGAGAAAATAACGATGAAAATGAACGTAACACAGACGATACAACAGGCGTGCGGCCACTGGCCGCGCATTCTCCCGGCGCTGGGTGTGAAGGTCATTAAAAACCGCCATCAGGCCTGTCCGGTGTGCGGCGGCTCTGACCGTTTTCGCTTTGACGATAAAGAGGGGCGCGGGACGTGGTTCTGCAATCAGTGCGGTGCGGGGGACGGGCTTAAGCTGGTAGAGAAAGTATTCGGCGTAACCGCAAAAGAGGCTGCCGGGAAGGTGGACTCCGTGACCGGCAACCTGCCGCCGGTTGCCCCGGAAGTGATTGTGGCCGCAGTGACTGAAACAGAGGCCGACCGTAAAGCGGCGGCCGCGCTGGCCGTCAGGCTCATCGAGAAAACCCTCACGGCCAGCGGCAACGCCTACCTGACCCGTAAGGGCTTCCCCGACCAGGAATGTCCGGTACTTACGGTCATGCATAAAACCGGCGGCGTGACGTTCCGCGCCGGGGATGTGGTTGTCCCGCTGTATGACGATACCGGCGCGCTGGTAAACCTTCAGCTCATCAATTCTGAGGGTCTCAAACGCACCCTGAAGGGCGGTCAGGTTAAAGGGGCATGTCATGTCATCGAAGGGAAAACACAGGCAGGAAAACGCCTGTGGATAGCGGAGGGCTATGCGACCGCGCTCACCGTGCATCACCTGACCGGTGAAACCGTCATGGTGGCGCTGTCATCCGTGAACCTCCTTTCTCTGGCGAGCCTTGTCCGTCAGAAACACCCGGCCTGTCAGATTGTCCTCGCCGCCGACCGTGACCTTAACGGTGACGGCCAGAACAAAGCCGCTGCGGCCGCAGGAGCCTGTGAGGGCGTTGTTGCCCTGCCGCCGGTGTTCGGTGACTGGAATGATGCGTTTATGCAGCACGGCGAAGAGGCCTCGCGGAAAGCCATATATGACGCCATCCGGCCACCGGCGCAAAGCCCGTTTGATACCATGAGCGAGGCGGAATTTACCGCCATGAGCGCCAGCGACAAGGCTCTGCGGGTGCATG